TACCTATATAATTTAGCACAAAATAATAAAGAACTTTATGTGCAATCCTTATATAATCAAAACAAAGTATTAAGCACATGGAGAAATGATGTTAGAGATTGTATAGGTATAAAAACTACAAAAGGTTTTGAATTAAGCGGCACAGCAGATCATGCTATAACTACTTTAAACATTATAAATGGTAAAATAGACTTTGTAGACTTACAAGATTTACGGCTAAATAGTTATGTGTTAATAAAAAATGGTTTTAATTATTTTGGTAATACTAATACTTTACCTATTAGTGATTTTAAACATGATTGGAGAACTAAAGATTGCACTATACCTACTGAACTTACATCAGAACTTGCTTATCTTTTTGGTCTTATAATTGGTGATGGCTGCTTATCTATTGATAAATCTGGTAGAAAATATAGAATAATATTTACAAATATTGATAAGGAGCTACTACAATCTTTCGAACAATTAATGTTTAAATACTTTAATATACTACCAACAGATAGGAATCATAAAGATAGAGCACCACAATTAAGTTATTACTGTAAAAAACTTGTAATGTTTTTACTTAGGTGTGGTTTTACTAAAACTACTGCTTTGGATAAAAAGATACCTAGTGTAATAAAGAAATCATCTAAATATTGTTTTATAGCATTTATACAAGGTCTTATGGATACTGATGGTAGTTGTTACATACAAGAACATAGTAAATCTGACCATTGTGAGATCAGTTTATCTACTTCTTCTATCCAATTGGCAAGAGAAGTTCAATCTTTATTACTAAATATTGGTATTATATCTAATTTTAACGTAAGTAAAAAAGCTTGTAACGCAAAACTTTTAGGTAGAGTTAAAGAATCTATTTGTGCTACAGGTTATAAAGTCAGAATTACTGGTAGAAGAAATATTGAAGTAGCTGCTAAAGTAGGTTTATTTAAATTAGAAAGAAAAAATAAATTATTAAATACTTATATAGAAACACATTTTAATACTAAAGAACTCAGTTTAGCTTCTTATTTAGGCTTACCTAAAAAAGTAGTAGATCAACATCCCGCACTATATCATCAATATCTACAAGACGGATTTTATTTTGTTAAGGTTACACAAATAGACCATTTTTTTGCATCTACAGTAGATATAGAAGTTGAGAACGAATCTTGTTACTTTAGTAGTGGATTTATTAGCCATAACTCAAAAATGATTTTTGCTGAAGTAGAAAAACTATATTCTAAATCACCTATATTGCGTGAAGCTACAGAAAAAAGACCTATACGTGGATCTGACACCTGTTACTTAAAATTTAAGTCTGCCGCAGGACATAATAGTTCTTTTATAGAAGCTTTGCCTATAGGTAATGATGGTGCTAAAATCCGTGGTTCTCGTTTCTATTGTATATTGGTAGATGAGTTTGCACAAGTACCTCAGAAAATTATTGAAACTGTTTTAGCACCTATGAGTATAACTAAATTAGATCCTATGAGAAAGGTTAGGGAACTAGAACGTAGACGTATACTTATAGAAGCAGGTTTAGCTACAGATGCTGATTTTGAAGATGATACCGTAAATAAAATGATTGGTACCTCTTCTGGTTACTATAAATTTAATCATATGTACAAGCGTATGCGTGAGTACTGGAGATTTATAGACGAAGGCTCTAAAGACCACTCAGTATTTCAAGTACCTTATACTTTATTACCTGAAGGCTTTTTAGATCCTAAGAACGTAGAGAACTCTCGTAGAGTTATGTCTAACCATGAGTTTGAAATGGAGTATATGGCTGCTATGGTTAGTGACTCTGAAGGCTTTTTTAAAGCGTCTTTGTTAGAGTTATGCACACATGGTAATGATTTTAATATAGAGTTAGTAGGCGATAAAGATAGCGATTATGTAGTTGGGATAGATCCTAATCAAGGTGGTAAGGCTAAGTGTGGTGTAGTTATAGTTAAACTAGGCTCACCAAATAAGATCGTTAGAGTACTTGCCTTGGATGGTAAAACGACCCAAGATATCACATTATCTTTACAGGATATATGTGACTCTTATAATGTAAAACGTATTTTTATGGATAAAGGTGGCGGTGGTAAAGCTATAGCTGACTTACTTGAAGAAGGTTATAATGGACATGAACCTATTATAGAATATGATGATAAAGATAAGATTAAATTAAAAGGTCGCCATATTTTAGCTTTAACCACTTTTAGCACATCTTGGATTTCTGATGCTAATTTCGCAACTTTATCTTTATTTGAGGATTATCATTTACGTTTTCCACAAGTACCTTTAGATGTAGTATCTGATACATTACAAGATAATTATGATCTTATAGAACAGTTAAAAAGACAATGTTTAAATATAATTATAACACAAACTACTGGTGGAGCTTTACATTTTGACACTCCTAAGAAAGGTCAGAATAAAGACTTATATTCCGCACTTATTTTAGCTGGCTATGGTGTTAAAGCGTTGATGCATGAATTAGAAGAGGATGCTACTAATGTACTTTATAGCGCTGGAGGTTTGATACGTAATAGACAAGATAATACTTGGAAAAATTCTGTTAGATCTGCCGGTAATACGTTAGTCTCAGCCAGTGCAGTGCCTAAAAGACGCAATTAACTAACCACTAATAAATTGACACTATTTAACTTAAAGGTATATATAGAATTATGGATAAAAACACAATAAATAAAATTACAAGTGAATTAAAAGATAGATATCCTGATGCAGGTATAAGATCTATAGAAATAAATGAGTCCGAAGGTAAGTCTACATTTTTCTTAGATCCTACTAAAAAATCTTTAGCTTTTCTAGATAATCCAATTATACCTCATGTATATAGAGCTAAGGCTTCTACCATAACTAGAGATGTTATGTCTAGATCTTATGCTGACCTTATGCAGAAGAAAGATACTTATGATGAAGATCCTAAGAAACTTTACGAAAAGGTAATGCGTTATTATTACACAGAGCCTTTGATAGGATCTACTATAAATCTACTTTCATCTTTAGCTAGCAAAGGTTATGAAAATGATATTGATGACCCAGATATTAAAAACTTCTTTGATACTTGGGCATTTGACGTTAATTTTGAAGAGATTTTAGATTGGATATTTTTAGATTTATTTAGAACATCTAATGTAGTTACTTATAAATATATAGCCGCTTATGAACCCCGTGTATCTACTATTTCACCTGTAGGTTCTAAAGTAAAGAAGCCTAAAGCTACTGGAAATTTAGAAGCTGGTGCCGCTAAAAAGATTTGGTCTAAAGGTCATCTACCTATTGGATATACAGTATTAAATCCTACATTGGTAAATATTACAGGCAATCTATTATTTAATAAAGTAGCTGTAAGTTTGACACCTCCTCCAGAATTAGGAGAGCTTTTAAAGAAAGATAAAGCTAAGCTTACTGATGAAGAGAAAGCCCTTATAGCATCACTACCTACTGACTTAAAGAAAGCAGTTGAAGGTGGTGGTGAGTATCAATTAGATTCTCGCTTAGTAGGTTTAGTTACCTACAAGAAGCAGCCTTACGAGCGTTATGCACGTCCTAGAACAGCAAGAGTATTCGATGCCTTAGAATATAAGAAAGCTCTACAGCAGGCAGATTTAAGTACTTTAGATGGTATATCTAATTACATCTTAAAAATTACTATAGGTAATGATGAATACCCTGTTGTATCACAAGAAGAGCTTGAAGCTGTAGCTAAACTATTCGATACACCTAGTAAAAGTTTTGATGTTGTTTGGAATCATACTCTTCAAGTAGAGAAAATAGTAAGTCCAGAAATTGAAGCTATTTTAGGTCAAAATAAATATCTACAAGTTAATGATGATATTACTGGAGGCTTATCTTTTACCAGAGCACTTATTGATGGTGTTGATTCTAATGCTGATCCAAGTTGGGCTATACGTGGTATTAGAGAAGATATAGAATATGCTAGACGTCAAGTCACCAAATGGATTTATGAAGAATATCGCCAGATAGCAGAAGCTATGGGCTTTGATAGGATTCCTAAAGTTAGATGGGATGACAGTATCTTAAAAGACGATATTTTGTACAAGAATGTTATATCTACTATGGTAGATCGCAGAATGCTTTCTTATGAAACTGCTTTAGAGACTTTAGGTTTTGATTATGAGAACGAATTAGGTGCTATGCAGAAAGAGTTACCTTTAGTAGAACAAGGAGTGTTTGGTATCATTGGTAGCCCATTCCAAAGGTCTGCTGTACAAGATACTCAAAATGCTCCAAAAGGTACACCATCTAATGGTAGGCCTAAAGGGCAAACTAAGCAGAAAACTAAAGTAACAGATCCAAATAAACTAGCAGACAATAAGGTAAAACCTTCTAAAGCCTCTTTTATAGATATAGTTAAAAGTATGACTCCTGAAGAAAAAGCTTTCCTTATTGAAGAAATAAATAATATACAGTGATTATATAATGGTTGCAAGACTACATTTAGATTATGTTACAAAAGTATTTGAAGATATGAATTTAGAATTAATAGATAAAATTTATTATAATTCTACAACAAAATTAAATTACGTATGTAAAAGTTGTGGTTATTTGGGTACATCTACTTTTAGTACAATGTCTAGAAACAAAGGCTGCCCTAAATGTATTAAAAAAGTTAAACACACTTATAAATATATTGATGTGGTTGAGTATTTAGCTGTAGATGGTTATAAACTTATTAGTAATGAATATATCAATACTAGACAACGTTTAGAAATAGAATGTATTAGAGAACATAAAACTACTATAGCTTTTAGGGATTGGCTACGCGGATCTAGATGTTACATCTGCTATTTAGAAAATTTAGAAAAAATTAATCCAAATAAGTTAAATTTACCTCTTTATAGTACATATGCACCACAATTAGAATCTTATCAAAATGTACATAAGGTAACACATTTGATAGGGGAAGAATTACTAGGGTTTAGTTGTACTTTATGTGAAAAAAAATTTGTGCCTACAGTAGCAGAAGTACTACGTAGGGTAGGTTGTATAAATGGTAAAATAAGAGGTGAAGGAAATTTATACTGTTCTTCAGGGTGTAAGAAGGCCTGTCCTACTTACGGACAAAAGTTACATTATAAAGATAAAAAGCCATATAAAAGAAGCATTCCTAGGAAAGACCAACCTATTTGGGCTAAACTTGTTAAAGAACGTGATAATTATACTTGTCAGAAATGTGGTGTTAAAGATAAGGTTATGTATGCTCACCATATAGACCCAATTAATAATAATCCTATTGAGTCGGCAGATGTTGATAATGGTATAACACTTTGTGAAACTTGTAATAAACTTGTACATCTATTACCAGGATGTTCATATACTGAACTCAGGTGTTAAAATAAAATAGGAGATTTTTAAAAAATGAAAAATAAATTTTACATTACTGCGACATTGAAGTCTGTAGAGGAAACAACTGCTTTAAGAAAAGAAGTAGCCTCTGTATTAGACTTACCAACTAGTGAAGAACGTCAACCAGATTTAGCTTATTTTACAAGTAGATTTGTAAGTACTGGTACTAATTTAAACGGTGCCCATTTTTTACCTAGTGAACTTGTTAAAGCTGGAAGTACAGTACCAGGAAAAGCTGTAGATATTGAACATGAGGAAGAAAAAATTATCGGTCATATTTATAAGCATGCTTTTACTGATATTAATGGTAATTACTTAGATAATCAAACTTTAGCCAGTATTAAAGTGTCTGATTTAAATAAACAAGGTTTACATATAGAAATCGCAAGTGTTGTTTATAAGACACGTTTTCCAGAAATAGTTGAAGAAATACAGTCTGGAGAATGGGCAGTAAGTATGGAAGCGTACTATCAAAATTTTGATTTACTTGTAGGTAATACCATTCTTACTTTAGACGAAGCAGCTTTGATGGGGTTTAATGTAGGTAAAGCTGATGACTTAGTTGGTAAACATGCTAAAATTGTTAAAGCTGGTCAGGTGGTAGATGAAGGTAAGGTAGCGCGTGTTTTGCGAGACATCTGTTTCTCAGGTGTTGGTATTGTAAAAAATCCTGCGAATCCCCCATCTATTATTTTTGAATCCGTAGCTTCTGTTGAAGAATCCATACAAGATATTATTTTAAATAGTGATATTTTATTAGAAGATAATAATGTAACCTACAGTAGTATAGAAAGTAATAAAGAGAATTCTGATATACGTTCTTCAACTGGTATCTGTGTTTCTTATTACAGGGAATTAAAATTAGAAAATACAATTAAAACACAAGACTCTGATGTTATAAAGAAAGAGTGGTGTTCAAAATATGATACAAAATGCCCTATTTTTGGTGAAGCAGCAGACCCACAATGTTTACGTTTTGTAAGTGGTGATATGATTTATGTTTCTGATAAAGGTATGTACAGTGTTGCAGATATTAAAGAAGTTGTTAGTAATACTATAAATAATTTACAGAAAAACAAAGATCTTCTAGATCTTTTAGAACGTGTTGATAAGCTTTTAGTTTAAAACTAGAAGAGGTAATGGCTAAGGTTAATAAAATCAGGTTGGTTAAGAAGATAAATTACAGTTTGTTTTAACTCAGGAGGATATATAATGGAAGATAAATTAAAAGAGCAGGTCGAAAAACTTGTTACCGCCATCTTTGCTAGCAAAGAAGACGAAACAATGCGTGCTAAGACCACAGAAGCCTTACAGGCATCTGCTGACAAGCTCGAAGAACTAAAAGTTGTTTTGACAGAGAAAGAAGACCTATTAGCTACCGCAGCTGTAGAAGTAGAAGCTTTGAAAGCTGAAGCTACTGCAGTTAAAGAAGCTAAAGAAGTATTAGAAGCTGAAAAAAGTGTAGAGATTGCTAGTTTAGCTGAAGCTAAGTTAGCTGCAGAGAGCGCACTTGAGAAAGTATCTTTAGAACTTTCCACAATGAAGAAAGAGATTATCGCTGAACAACGTATGCAGGAGCTTACTACTGCTGGTGTTGTTCGTGAAGACGCTTCTCTTCAGAAAGCTAAAATCGTAGAAATGACTGATGAAGTGTTCGCTTCATATAAAGATGAGTTGGTATCTATTAAAACTCAAGTTTTGGCTGCTTTGAAAACTAAAGCTGCTGTTGTACCTGTAGAAGAAGAAAAAGAAACAATTCCGGCCAAAATAGATTCAGCACAGTCAGCACAGGCTGCATTAAATTTGGAATCCTCTCCTCCACAATCTCTTGCTGCTAAGTATAAAGAGTTGGGAGAAGCAATGGCTGCTAATATCAAAAGAAAAAATTAAGGAGGAGAAAATATGTTTATTCCAAGACATCCTGTGATCGAGAACCAGTTTTGTAAATATGGTAGTTCAGCCGTTTCTGCTGGCGTAGGTGGTGTAATTGCTTATGCTGGTTCGGTTGTTTATTTGGACAATTCTATTACTGATGACTCTATCGTTAAGAAAATGGCCCATGGCGTAACTGCAGAACCTTTTGGTTTCTGTATGCAGAAAGTAAAAGCTGGTTATCACGCTGTACATCCAGTAGGTATGGTTTTACCTGGAGATATGGGTTCTAGTGATGCTATTGCTCAGCCTATCTACAATGCAAGTGGTGCCATTACTGGTACAGCTGCTATTCCTGTAGGTATTGCACATTTAGGTATTTGGGAAACCATTCACTATACTTGTGGTAGAGCTGCTGCTAATACTGTCACAAATGGTGAAGCTCCTGTTCCTGGACAGACTTTATATTCTGCCGCTGACGAAGGTAAAGTTACTAACTCTACCGTTTCTTCAGATGGTACCGATACTTTAGGTGAGCGTTGTAGCTCTATTGCTGTAGCTAAAGTATTGAAAGGTGTAAGTGGTGCTAAAGCTACTTCCACAATTACAAATAGTACTTTATTCCCAGTAAGAATTAAATTACTTGTCTAATATTTCATGGATTAAAGGGTAAGTCTAACTTACCCTTCCATATTTAACTAATACATATTAAGGGGGTTCTAAATGGAACTTAAAGAAATGCAAAAGTTGTTCGCTAAGACCGCTGATATCACATCAGAAGAAGGCTTAGCTGCTTATAAAGAGTTTGCTGCTGCTCTTACCACTCCTATTCTTCAGAAGATTGAATTAGAGTCTATTATGCGTCAGCTTTTCAGTGTAGAGCGTTTAGCTCCAGGTGCACAGGCTGTATATCCTATTGCCGAGGATTTTGAAATTCCAGTATGGGTACTTCCTGGTCTTGGTTATGCTGCTCAGAACTTCATCGAGGGTATTGGCGAAGAGGTATACGTACCTACTTTTACCATCAACTCCTCTGCTGATTGGAAAATTACCTATGCAAGAGATTCACGTATTGACATTGCTCAGAGAGCAGCTTTTCGTGTAGCTAAAGATCTTGCTAACTATGAGGAAGAATGTGGTTGGAGAGTTATTGTTCCTGCTGCTACTTCAGCTTTCTCTGGTAAAGGTCTTTTAGGCGCTCGCCCAGCACCAATCTACGAAGTCCCTGCTGCTGCCACAACTGGTGCAGGTTATTTGTCCAAAGAGCTAGTCAATAAAATGATGGTTGGTTTCAAACGTATTGGTAGAACTTTGACCGACCTTTATGTTAGTCCTGAAGACGCTGCTGATATCCGTGAATGGACTGAGACTGATATCGATCCTATTACCCGTAGAGAAGTATTTCAGGCTGCAGGTATGGGTAGTATCTGGAATGTGTCTCTTCATGAGGTTCAACACTTAGGTGCTCCTGGTATGTACAATATCAATGGTAGTACATCTGAATACGGTAAGTTCTTAGCTACCGCTGGTTCTTATAACGCTTATACTCTTGACCATGCTAACGTCACAAATGCAGATGGTACTATTGCTACTTTGGGCGAGACACAGATTTATGGTTTTGATATGACATCAAACGACTCGTTAGTAATGCCTGTCCGTAAAGAATTTGAAGCTTACGAAGATCCTACTCTACTTCGTGTTCAGAAACAAGGCTTCTTTGGATGGGCCGAGTTAGGATTTGCTTGTCTTGACAGCCGTATGTTAGGTTTGGGTGTTATTGATAGAACAGTATAAGTTCTAAATTTACTATCACATTACATAACCCTTACCAGTTTTCTGGTAGGGGTTTTTTATTATGTACTCATAAAAGTCTTGCTTTTATAAACTAACTATATTATAAAGTAAATATAATATTTTAATAGGAGCTTTAATATGCGTATATACAAAGAAAAAATGTGTTTAATGTGTGATATTACTTATACACCTACAAGTCCTAAACAGAAAGTATGTCTTAATTGTAAAAGCAAGTCAACTAAATTATCTCAAGCT